GACGGTATCGGGTCTTTCGATTGCGCCTGGTCCTTCTCAAGGATCTCCGTGCGGTCAGGGCGTCCCGGACGGCCAGCCCCCGGTGTTGCAGGTCGCACGCCCATACCACCTTGCGCCCCCGTTGGGTCTCCCCCACCACGGCGATCCCCGTGGTCCTGCTTCCTGGATCAATCCGCAACTCTGCCGGCGGTACGGTTTCCTCAATCCCGCGCTTGAGGATGATCGTGAAGGGTTCACGGCGATACACCGCCGCCTTGCCCTTCCGCAGGAGCATCCTCGCCCTGGCCGGCTGGCAGGGAGCTAAAGGTTTCTTGTTGGTGTCCACTACGAAAACGCGCTGCAAATGCTCTCCTTCAGAATTGGTGGACGGTTTCCCGTCCGGTTACGCGGGTTTCCCCGGTTATGGTCGCCTCGACAATGTTATCCGGCGGTTTGTATGCAGGCAGCACTGCTCATTGTCCTGGTCTGTGCTGTTTAACCACCTGCCGCAGAGTCCGGGACTGGCGAAGCATCCCGGAGTGCCTATGTATTCGCCGGTAACGTAGCCCGACAACACGTTGTGAGCTATCGGGCTGAGTCTGGTTGAGCGAACCGCCCCATATCGCCGGAACGGTACGGACGGCCAGGGTCATCGCTCATCCCGCACGGAAGCGGAATGACTTGATGACCCAACCAGGCGCTCAACGATCTTTATGGCCGAGAAATGCTTCTTGTCGGTTGTGTGAATCTGTTTGCAGCCAACGCTCAGGAAAGTTGCCAATATGAGAGAGTCCACATAAGGCATGCCCCGGCTGGCCTTCAGGGTCGCGGCCTTTTCGACAATTCCTCGATCAATCGGCAATACCCTGGTTGCGATGTAAATAGATTCCACCATTCTCTTGCCGGCATCCGGCTTGCTTAGGCGATAAGATATGTACAGTAATTCGCCTACAGTTAAGATTGAAACAATCGGTGGTGCATCGGATACGGAAAGAGAGTCCCAACACGCAAGAGCCTCCGGCTGTCCATTCATGAATGCGATGAAAAATCCGGTATCAAGACCTACCATCGGTCGTTCTCCCTGTCGGTTTCCCAGTCTTTGACGACCTCTTGAAAATTCTTCGTGTCGCCCAATTCCCTTGCGGCCTCGGCAAATTGTTTAAAGGCTTGCCTGCGATTATCCGTCTGAAAATATTGTTTCAAGGCATCCTGAACGATTTCGGACGTTTTCTTGTCTGAAGAAGCAACCATGCCCAGAAGATTATCGTCCAGATAGACGCTGATATTCTTCCCCATAAAAATACCCCCCGTGTTGTGGCGTGGGCTTAACATATACTATATTATAATATAAGTCAAGAAATAAGGGCTGTCCCCAGTGCTACTCCACGATTTCGCCCCGGTTGTTTCTGTTCGGCACTTCCCACTTGGGAAAGTTTAGCACCTTTGCCCCACGGGGGGGATCTGCTGAATGAGCCGGCCTCTCCTGCCTATTATCGTCTTTGGCAGCAGGATCTCGTTGCTGCGTTGCCGTGGTGGTGGCAACCTTTGTTGTCGCCTGATACTTGCTTGTCAGGGCTGCTTGGAGCCGCCGATTTTCTTCCAGTGCGAGCTGGAGTTGCTCCCGCACGAAGGCAATATCGTCAATACCCCCAGAGCCAGCCACCGCCCCATCACCTCCCTGCGTCGATCGTGTACTCTGTGCATCCTCCTGCGTCGATCGTGGAATCTGTGCATCGGTCTTCTTGGCGTTGTAGCCACTCCCGCCATCCTGGCCAGTTCCCTGGGTCGTCACGCCTTTGCTCATTGCATCGACGACAGCCCGTCTTAGTTCGAGGGGTCGGGAGATGTTTCGGAAGGGATCGCTTGAGCCGCCGATACCTTTTACTGTGACGGTTCCGTAGTCGAGCATCCTGCCTAAGAATCCCTGTTCTATTTGGACGCCCTCGATCCGCGTCAGGTGCATTTCAAAGGCGTTGCGGGCCACGAAGCCGGTCTTGATCAGGACGCGCTTGGAGGTCACGGCGAACTCGCTGGTAATTACGATGATCTTGCACCAGGCGTACCAGGCGACGGCGGCTATCAGCATGCCCGCGCTGATCTTCCAGCCTGGTAGAACTGCCGAAGCCGGCAGCATGATGCCTACGGGGACGGACGCCAGAGCAACGGCAATAGCGCCTGCATAGACGACCGGATGCAGTCGGGTGGCGTAGATCACTTCTTCACCAAACAAAAGGTTCTTTTCGATGTATCCCATACTTTCCTCCCCTTCTTGGATTCTGATTCCCCTGTCTGCGTGCTCACGATAGGCAGTACGATGCAGCGTGTGCCCGGAACCACGCGAGGATGGTTTCCTGCGCTTCGCCATTGGCCAACTGTTTCGGCGTGAACCGTAGGAGCCGGTATCCTGCGAGCGTCAGCGCGTTGTATTTTTCGATGTCTTTGATAAACGATGCCGGCCTGTTGTGGCGCCCGTACAGGAAGGCGCCGCCCTCGATCTCGACGGCCAGTTTCACGTCTGGCCAGCACAGGTCGATGCGCCACTTCCGCTCGGGATGGAAGGGGTACTCGCGCTCTGGTTCCGGCAGCCCGAAGGCGCAAAACGGTGGAATCCACGCGGGCTTTTTTGTCTGGGTGTGTGCCAGGGAGGTGAAGCCGCTCTTGACGCGCTGCAACTCGGACCTGGTAATTGTCGAGATCATTGTTCTCCTCCGACGCTCGCCTGCTCAACCGAGAACAAATTGCTGTTGCCCTCGACAGCCAACTCCGCCAGGAACCGCGAGGGATCCACGGTCTTCATTTCCCCCTTGCTGAAGAAATGGCTTGGATGCAGCAGGTACAGCTCGTTCTTTGCTCTGGTGGTAGCGACGTAGAAGAGCCGCCGTTCTTCCTCTTCGCCACCGTCCTCTATCAACGCCCGGTACAGCGGGAACATGTTTTCGCAGACGCAGACGACGAAAACCGTGTCCCATTCGAGTCCCTTGGCTTGATGTATCGTACTCAGCACCACCTTCCCTTCCGCCTTGTTCTTTTTGTCGTCGTCGGTAGCGGACATCAGCGCCAGGTCGGCAAGCATCTCGCCGATATTGTTGAAGCCGCTGGCGTATTCGTGCAATCTCCAGATTCCATCGAGGCGCTCGCTGTAGTCCTCGTAGTTCAGGCGCAAATGCTCATCGTAGCCATGCTTCAGGACCGTCTGGATGGCTTCGCAGGGGAATTCTCTGCACATTGTGGTGTCGAGATGCCGGAAGGTAGCCTGGACGGCTTTGTGCGCATTGAGGGCCTTGCCTTTGGCGAGTTTGAGGAATCCTTCTCCCTGGACCGCTGCCAGGGGATCTCCTTGCCCGAGCAGATAGTTCCACGCGGTATGCGCCGCTTTGGGGCCGACTCCCTTATATAGCTCAAAGATGCGCTTCCAGGAGGGCTCGTCCGTGGGATTCACCATAACGCGAAGGTACGCGATCACATCCTTAACGTGGCCGTACTCGAAGAAGGACAGGCCGCTGCGCACAACGAAGGGTATTCGCTGCCGGCGGAGTTCGATTTGCAGCTCCAGCGCGTGGTGGTGCGCACGGTAGAGAACGGCCATTTGCTCGGCAGGCGTTCCTTTGCTAAGAAGAGTCCTGATTCTGCCGGCCACGAATTTGGCTTGCTCGCCGCTGTCGAAGGCATTGATCACGCGGGGCCGGTTTCCGTGTTTTCTTGCCGATTTCAGGTGCTTCCTGAACTGCAAGATGTTGTGTTCGATGCTGCGGCTGGCGAGGTTGACGATTTCGGGCGTGCTGCGATAGTTTGTGGACAGCGCGTATGTCTTTACGTCGGGATATCTGCCTTCGAACAGCAGCATGTTATGGAAGTCGGCGCCCCGGAAGGCGTAGATGCTCTGGAAATCATCTCCTACGACCATCAGGTTGCGGTGCCTGGACGCGAGCAAATCAATCACCTCGGCCTGCAAGGCGTTGGTGTCCTGGTACTCATCCACGAGGATGTGCAGGAATTGCTCCGCGTACTCTTTCTGGATGTCCTTGTGATGGAGCAGGAGGTCCCGCCAGCACAAAAGCAGGTCGTCGAAGTCCATCAAGTTGAGCGATCGTTTCCTGCGTGCATACTCGACGCTGACGGCGTTCATGTCCTTGTTCCAAACCTCGAGATGGGCAAATTTCTGGTGCAGGGCGTCTGTAAACGACACACTCGTATTCACGGCGTAGCTATGGATATTGCGAATCAGGGCGCCCTTGGGAAACTTGTCGTGCTTCTCTTTCAGGCCGGCTTCCTTGGCGCACACGTCCATGAGGCGATTTGCGTCCTGTTCGTCGAGAATGGTGAAGTGCTTCTGGTAGGCGATCAGGTGGCTGTATTTTCGCAGGAATATGTTGCCGATGTGGTGGAAGGTGCCGCCCCAGAGTCCGGACACGTCGATTCCGCACAGTTCTGCAACTCGGGAGAGCATTTCCTGGGCGGCCTTCTTGGTGAACGTAACCAGTAGAATACGTTCCGGCGGCACGCCGTTTTCGAGCAGATATGCCACGCGATAGACCATGGTGCGCGTCTTGCCTGAGCCGGCGCCGGCCAGGATCATCGTCGGGCCGCCTTTCGACACTACTACCTGATATTGCTCGTCGTTGAGTTCTTTTCTGTATTCTATCATCACGCTGTCCATTCCAAGACCAAACGCACCATGTCCGACAACTCCTGGATTGTGCAGGGTTTCTGGATGAATCCGCAGCAGCCGATCCGCTGGAATGAGCCGTTTCTCTCGTAGTTTTCCAGGCTTAAGCCCGTAAGAAGGATGAACTTCATTTCAGGCTTCAACAGATTGATTTTGGTCATCGTGCCGATTCCGCTTAGCCCCGGCATCACCATGTCCACGAGTGCGAGGCTGATATTGCCGTTGTTTTTGCAAATATCTATTGCCTCCTGCCCGCTTGATGCCCGAATGGTCCTGTATCCGAGCATTTCGAGCATTTCGCCGACGACATGCCGACACGGCGCCTCATCATCGACGATCAGCAACGTGTGCGCTTCCTCTGACTTGTTTTCGCTCAATCCAATCCTCCTTCAATGCTGTATTTGGCGTATTTGCAGGACGGTTCTTCTTTTGCCGTCATGGACCACTTGCCAGCCTTTATCTTTCAGCGCCGCTATCAACGCAAAATCCTTTGGCAGCACCACCGTGTCTATGTTGTATTTTTCGATAATCCGGATACCGTCCTGGTGTCCGCGCACGACTTTCAGGTAATCGCCGACCACCTCTTTGCTGAAAAGGTGGAGTCGTGCGTCGATGAAGGTGCGGTATTCCGGGTGCAGCTCGTAGAGGAGGTACCGGCCATCATCGAGGATATTGAGCATGTTGCCTGTCCGGGGCGGGCTGCCTGCCGCTTTCAAGGCCGCGACCTCCTGGACGGGTGACGTAGCCATGTCTGGCGAGTGTTTCAGGAACGCCGTGAGCCGGTATGCCAGGACAACCGCTACACATGCCAGCACTACGCACGCGGTCTTCATGGAGAGGGCCCTATGGCTGGAGAATCTGCTGGTGAATGCCTCCGGCATGTTGCCGGCCACTATGCCGGCGGTAACGATGGCGAAGTACGGGACGTATTTTGCCTGGGACATGCTCAGGAAGAACATCAGCACAAAGACGCAGGCATCGACGACGGACACGTTCCTGCGGTTCATGATGAGGGCCAATAGTGCGGCGACGACATAGAGCGTGTAGCCGCCCCAGGAGGAGCCGGGGGGCATGAATTCGGGGATGTGGATCAGCTTGACGATTTTAGGCAGCGTCTCGAATCCGTACTGGAAGAGAGAGACTAATTCCGGGTATATTTTATACCCATACGGGTTGATCAAAGGCGCCGCAAGCATGAGGGCAAGCGCCAGACATGCCCGTTTGATTCCCTGCTTGTTTTCCACGGCCTTCGCCAGCAGGATCAGGCCGGCGAGCCAGCCAAAGACGAACATGACGTGGACATTGGCCCAGACAGCCTGCAATGCCGGCAGAGTCCATAGCAGACGTGTAGATCTGTCCTGAAGGTAGCGGTTGACGACGAACATGAACCACGCCGCGAACAAATAGCTGATAATGTGCGGTTTTAGCGCGATCATGTAAACGCACTGGGAAACCAGCAGTGTGATCAGTATCGTCGAAGCCAGGCACCGGGATCTTTGCAGGCAGGTAGCGAAAACAAGCGCACAGATTATGCCGCCGACGCCAAAGAAGGCGATCATGTAGAGCCCGTTCACTCCTACGTGCATGAATGCGTAGTAGAAGAACACCTCAGCAAGCCAGTTGTAGTTCAGCCAAGAGCCTGACGTGGTATGCGAGAAGGGATCGCTCGTCATGAAGCCGTGGTGAACAGTCCACTCCCCTGCCTTGAGGTGCCACCAGAATTCGCCGGGATCGTATCCGGTCGGGACCAGGATCACTATCAGCGATACGAGATAGACAAGTATCCCGTAGTAGATGATTTCTGTCTTAGTATTCTCCATACAAATCGTAGCAATTCTGAATAGTTGACCTGACGATGCTCCTGATTTCAGTCCGGTTTAACATTAGTTTTTCTCCTCTCACTATCGCCAGGGCGACGGCTTCCCGGATCCTCGTCAGCACGATCAAATCGCGTTCCGTGATCATCGTTCCCACGGCCTTTCCGAATATCTTTTTGATGCTCTTATTGATTGTGATTGCCAATCCTTGGCGGTTGGCTGCGGCCTTTCCGTCCGGGCCGACGTAATCCTGATGGGCAGCCAGGACCTCCCAGAGCAGCGCGTGCGCCCTCAGTCCCTCGTATCTTGCGATTCTGGCGTCGGTAGTCGCAGCAGCAGGCAGTTTCGCCCCGATGCGCTTCTCGGCTTCGGCGAGCAGGACAAGCCGATCATCGAACAGGTCTAACGCTAACTGCGTACTCATTGATGTCGAGGATTTCCGCCTTTCCCTTTGGGAGCCGGGTCAAATACTGTTTGAATCCCCTGGCGCCATCCTCCATCTCGGCGCACAGACGTTCCATGTCATCCCTCGCGTCTGGGTGGACCTCGTGGTCTTCCAGCAGGTCGTGCAGCGTGATCGCTATTTCGTACAGACAGTTTTTGATCTTTTTGCAGGCTTCCCGGCAGGCGGCGATGTCGCCTACGGAGCTGTCCAGTTGATTTCTGAGGGCCTGAAATTTGTCTATGTCCTGCTTGATCTGTTCCAGGCGCCGTTCTCGTTCGGCTATGGCGCCCTTCAGTTCTCCGAGTTTCGCGTTGACTCTGGAGTCTATCTCGTCCTGATGGGATTTGGTGATGGACTTGATTTTCTTTTGCAGGGATACGATCTCGTTGTTGAGCGCCTCCCGCTGTTCCTTCAGTCTGTCGTAGTCGCCCGGTATCTTTTCGACCACCTTCACCTCGACGGGCCTGTTAAGAGCAGAAGCCAGTTCCGCCTTGAGCATGGTGACCTGGGCGAGCACTTCGTCGGTGGGCAACTGGGATTCCAGGATTTTGATCCTGCCTTCGAGTCTGCTGACGGTTTTTCGCGCTTCGACCAGTTCCTTCACCTGGTCGTGGGACAGCGTTTCGCCGGCGGCGGCGCGGGCAAGGACTTCTTCCCTGGCTGATTCCGGCGTGGACGGTTGAGCAAGGAGGTAAAGGGCCTTGGTCTGGATATTTTCCAAAAACGCAACGGTTGCGTTTTTGAAGTTCTCCGCAACCTGCATCATGTTCAAAGCCGTTCTTTTGCTCCACGGAAAGCATCCCTCCACCCAAACATCAAACATCCCGTGTCCAACTCGGGCCTTGGCTTCCAGGAGATCCCGCCCTATTTCGATGATGGCCTGGGCCGCCCTCTGCTTGATTGCGGCTTCCTTCCCCCGCAGGAAATCCCTGTCCTTTTCGTCGATCACCGAATAATCGAACTGCTTGATCTCACAGGCATCGGTATTCACGCCACCAACGCCTTTTTCCCCGCAATCGGTTTCACTCAAGGCTCAATCCTCCAAATTTTTTATCGTTATATTACTGCTTTTGTCCACTCGCCGGCGTTCGACGACGGGAATCTCCCGGTACGCAAGCGCCTCACTGGGATCGAAGCGAACGCTTGCCAGGACTTTTTTGAGTTCTGCAACTACACGATCGTATTGCTCTTTACTGCTGATGCCGCGCATTTTGGTCACTCAGCTCCTCCTCTCTGATCATGGCTTGTTTTTTATTGAAGTAGCGGACACCAAACATCATCAAGGCGGTGTATGGGATCCACGCGAAGGCGAACCACATGTGCCCAACAAACAGGAAAGGCAGCGTGATCAGCAACATGGCTACCCACGCAGCTAACGAAGCCTTGATAGCGAACGCCCGTTCCCTGGGGCCGTTCGTGTTACGGATGCCTGCCCAGGTGCCGATGACTCCTCCGAGGAGGCCGATGCCACAGCCGGCGGCAACGACGATCAAAAGACCGGAATCGCTCATCAAGCCGTCCTCCCGTGCGCCGTGGACGCCGAATCGCCCTTGACCAGGTTGCTGTTTCGGCCAACGGCGAACAAGGCCCGGCAATCAGCCAGAGCCTTCAGCCTGGCGGCTTCAGCCCTGACCTGCGCCGCCTCAAGCTTGATCCGGATCGTCTTCATCTGTGTCTCTGTCGGTATGGGGTACTGGAGATCCGCCATCTCGGCGAGAACGTCTTCCACGACTACGCCGGGATACTCCTTCTGGAGTTGACGCACGACGCTGTAGCGTATTGATTCGTCCATGTCCTTGCGGCGGCGTTCAGCCGCAGACTCCTGCATTGCTATGCAGGCGGGCTTGTCCATTCCTTTTCTTGCGAGGGCGACCAGGAAGCCCGCCGGATTGCGAATAGCCGGCATATCCGGGTTGGCGGCGATCCGGGCCATCCAACTGCACAGACGCCGCACGCCCTCCAGCGGTGTTTCTGGCTGGCAATCAGGATGGGAGTTTGGAGTGTACGCGGCGATGGCGTTTCTGATGGCCACGGGAGAGACGAGGCTTTGCAGAGGAGTGCCTCGGAATAGATCGACGAGCGGCGCAGCATCAACCTGGGTTGTTGCCGTATCAACCAGGATTGTTGCTCCCCTGGGCAGGGCGACCAATTCCCCGTCTGGCGTATCGACCGCCGGGACGGGTTGGGGGTCTGGCGGAGCCGAAGAAACGACAACGACAGGCTCGCTGTTGTCGTCTCTTAATCTCTTAATTTCTTCTTCCTTATAAGGGGTGGACAAGTTGTCCGGCCTAAGGGTGGACAAGTTGTCCGGCCTAAGGGTGGACAAGTTGTCCGGTCCGGTGGACAATTTGTCCTTTTGCAAGGTCATTATAGCAATATCTGGTATAGTGCTATTACTACTCGTTTCTGGAAGGGGGGGGTGGACAATTTGTCCTTTCTGACGGACATTATAGCAATCCATGTTATTGGGATCATATTTTATGGATCTGACCTGTTGAGATACCTCCGAATAATTGATTGTGTACCATTTCATGTCGTCCAAGAAGTGCCGGTTGTAGCGTGTCGTGGATGTTATCAGCTTTAATTTTTGCAGCATCAAAATGGCTCTTCTTACCGTCCGAGCACACCAGAACGGAAAGTGTATGGTTTCCCAATCATCATAGGACAGGGACACCCAGGGCTGGCCGTCGTACGTGGTTTTGCTCTGTCTCAGCAGATAGTGCAGTTGTTGCAACACGATGGCCTCGTTCAGGCCGATGGCCTTGGCGAGAGATGGCAGGACTTGCAGGGGCGGCTCCTGCATAAGCAGTGTCCTGTGGTTTGCATCCGAATCGCTTGTCGCATTCTGGTCTGCTGGATGCGAACTATTGGCGAGTTCCTCCAGGGCGTCGTACTGTATGGTGTACCATTTCGTGGTGTCCATAACGAATCGGTTGTGTTTTGCGGTGGCGTTCACCAGCCGTTGCTGAACCAGGGTCTTGATTGCGCGGGATATTGTCTTTGCCGACCAGAACGGAAAGTGCATGGCGCTCCATTCATCATAGGATAAGCATATCCACCTGTGATCATCAAAGACATCGTGACTCTGTCTAAGCAAATAATGCAGTTGTTGCAGTATGATGGCCTCGTTCAGGCCGACGGTTTTCACAAGAGTGGGCAGGACTTGCAGCGGCGGTTCGCTGATGAGCAATTTATCTATCACTTGGCACCTCCTTTTTTAAAAGTAATACTTCCCGGAAGTGCCGTAGCGAGGTGAAAAGCGAAAATAACTGGATGGGAAGTATTATTATGGAAGAAATCCCCGGAGGTAACCATTGCTCATGTCCCAAAAAGCCTTGTCATTACGATGGATCGAACGCAATGTTTCCAATCACGCCTTGCCGACCATCATGTATCGTTCGATCGACTCTGTGCGGGAAGCCATTTCGCTTCACTCACCACCTGTGTTCCCCTCATTCATTCGGACGTGTCCGCGCAAGGCCCGCCACGGATTGATTCAATCATTACGAGTTGATTCCATTGAGGAATATCTGATGGGCATGCGCTGCCTGTTTCTTCAAATGCAGCATTACGGCGAGACGCAGGGGGCGATTGCCATACAGCCATTCTGCGAGTCGGTAGCAAACATTGTGTGGGCGCCGGGAGTCATGGCCATAGGTCCAGGGAACAATGGCGTTACCGCAGGCGGCAAAACGCCGGTGATAACCATCAATGCGCCGGCGCCTGCGTTTTACGGGCAGGCGATCAAAGATTTGGCGATTCCTGAAGCGGAGATCGAAATGGTCGTGGATCGAAATATGCGTGTTTGGGTTACTCAGGTGCGACAAGCGCCGGGGCATTTTTCGGTTGGTCCGCCGCCTGTCAACGCCATACCCGGCTTCCTCCACAAAACACCGCTGAACTTGACGAAGAGCCGTGTGATCATGATCAGAGGCCTGGGTGATATAGACGAGTTGTGCGCCTACATACCGGGACCCGGAGAAGATGTGATCGTTTCTCAACCGAACGGATCCATCCTGTCCCACGCCGCCGCCTGGTGCCGGCTGCGGGGATACTCATACACCATTACTGACCTGTCGAAGCACCTTGCGGCATTTGTAGGCGACTGCCGGGATGTGTGGTTGCACGAGCCATCGCGAGGCTGGCTGCTCAGTCGTGATATGGGAGCGACGCCAGAGGCGACGGGGCCGATCGACAACTTCCGGGGCTCGTATTTTCGCGGCCTCGAGCACGCCCTCCAGACATGCAATCCCGAGGTATTGCGATCCCGATGGGTTGCCGCTATACCGTTCGAGATGTATGCGACCAATCAGATTGTCTCGCGGGAATTGGCGGCCTTGGCCGGCGTCTTCACCGGGACCATGGTGCGAACCATTGTAGCGTCTTGCGTCGATGCTGTATGGCGAGCATTTTCTCCAACGTCGCGCACGGAATTTGGGACGAGTGCCGCTGTTTATGGGATGGACGCTACAAATCTCACTAACGACGACGTTATGAGCACGTTGCTGGCCATCTTCGATCGAGACGGGGGCGGCATACAGCGCCTTCAGACGCATGCCGACACGCCGCTCCGGCAATGGCAATGGCGGCATATTCTGGGTGAGGCGTTCTCGCTGATGTCCGCATTTGGTCTGCGGGATCGAGACAAAACTGTGTCGATTGCGATGTCTCTGCTGTCCTGCATGCAAGCCATGCGACCGATGCTGGAGGACGTCTTTGGCGTTGATCCACTTGCGGAGGCAGAGGATCTGGATCCCTCAAACGAATGGGTGGCAACAGCCCGTATGTGGGCCACATGTCTGAGGATGCTCCAGGATATGCCGGGCGGTTTTTCTGATGAGCTGGTCGCTTGGTAGTAGTTGATTGCTCCATCCCTGCCATGATTTTCCTCGCCTCTCTCTTTCCCGGAAGTACTATATAAGCAGTTAGTTATTTTCGTAGGTCACGAACAGGGCGCAAGTCGCCATTGATGCAGAAATGCCAATGGATGATTTGCGCCTTTTTTTCGTTCCGGCAAGACCTGACCCTCTCCGGGGGCAGGCGCGGAACGTAGGGTCAGCCTGTAAGCTCCTGAACCTCGCAAGAGGCAGGCATGGCAAAGGAGGTGAAATGTATCAAAAAATCGGCGCCGAGATCGGTTCCCTGGTGGCGGTGAAGCAGGCCGCCTATGGGGACTCTTTCGGCAAGTCGGGGGAGATCCTGAAGATCCTCTACCCGAACGGCATCAGTCCTGAACAGTTCGATGATGCGCTGTGCTTGACGCGCATTATCGACAAGCTGTTCAGGATCGCCACCGACCGCGATGCCCTGGGGGAAGATCCCTACAGGGACATCGCCGGTTACTGCCTGCTCGCCATCCGGCGACGGGCCGATAAGGTGGCGAAAGAATAACCAACCCACTCCCCTCTGTAACCTGGGCGCGTACCTGCGGGGCGCTATTAGCATCCCGTGGGGGATGTGTTCACAGTTGCAATTCGGGGAACCAAATCTAACCACATAAGTTGACCAGAGGCCGTGTTGCGGCGCTGAGTTTCCAGGAATGAGGATGAATTTTGTCCGAGATTTCCTGGCGCGGGCGCACGCGACAGCGGCGTAGTGCGTTCTATTCTCGCCGGTAAGTTCCTGAACCTCGAAAAAGGCAGGCATGGCAAAGGAGGAAGAATGAAATTCAAGAAATGCCCCCAATGCGGGGGCGATTCGTTCACAGAATTAGCCAAGTGCGAGACGCTCCAAAAGGGCGTCCGCCTTGACGAGGAAAGCGGCGTCGTAGAGTCGTCCTACGACGACGCAGGCACGGTCGATCTCCTCGATCAATACGAGGTGACCGGATACACCTGCGACGTCTGCGGCGCCGAGTACCACCCCGAGTTTGGGGGGCACACCCCTTCCCCCGTCCGCGTCGTCATCGGCATGGAAGGGGGCCTTGTGACATCGGTCACTGCCGACCGTCCCGTCGAGGTCCTTGTCTTGGACTACGACCTGCACGATCTGGATGAAGACCGTATTTCCGTCATCGACGGGGAAGAGTGCTGCGCGGGACAGTTTTCCGCCGACCTCAATCCCGATGTTGTTGCCAGGTGCTACGCTGACCTGGCGGCACATGCGGCGGCGGCAGAATCTGAGGGGGCGCCCCATGCTGGCCGATGTTCTTGTTAAGATAGCCGGCATGGAGGCCCCACCGGAGGCGCCCTATCGTCCTCGGCCCTCCTCGTCGGGACCCGACCGGTGTCTGCGCCAGTTGGTTTACAAGGCGCGGGGCTTCGTCGGAAAGCCCATCGGGGACCGCTTCATAATGGTCCTCGACGACTCCTCCTGGCACGAGGAGCTGACGGCGGATTGGATTCGGAAATCAGCCTTTCAGCTTCTCGACCAGCAACTCGCCGTCTCCTGCGGCACGACGACCCACATGGGGCAACCCTATGAGGTCACCGGCAGCATCGACGGCATCATTAAGGATCTCGTGAGGGCTGCCCGCCTGTGGGAGCACAAGGCGATCAACCACTTCTCCTTCGAGCGCATGCTCAAGGGGGAGTACCCCATGGATTACCTCACCCAGTGCTGTCTCTACATCACTGGGTTGAGGAAACAGGAGGCCTACAAGGACCTCCAGGAGGCGGTGTTGCTTGTGAAGAACAAGAATACCAGCGCCTATCTGGAGTTTCTGATGGCCTTCGACCCCGAGCAGGACGTCCTGACGATTCGTCACATAATTGGATCGGACGGGACGGTCCTTACTGGCCCGGTCGAATTTCACGATCTGTACACGAACGCCTTCAAGCGGTTCGAGTTCGTTGAGGCTCACCGGGCCGCCGGAACCCTGCCGTCGCGTCAGTACGACAGGTCTTCGGATTGGCAGTGTGACTACTGCCCTTACTCGGAGATCTGTTACGAGGGCTACGAGGCGGAGTTTGCTGCCGAAATCGCGGCCCTCGATGACGACGCCCTGGCTAAGGCAGAGGAGTTCAGGGAGATTTCTGATTCCCTGAGCATCCTCAAGAAGCGCCAAGAGGACCTGAAAAAGGAACTCAAGGCTTTTCTGGTCTCCAAGGGTGCGGCCAAGGCGCGGGCGAATGGCACGGTCGTTGGCTTGACTTTCCAGAAACGGAAGTCAACGGACACCAAGCTGATCCCCCCGGAGATCCTGGCCGCCGCCCAGGCCGAGAAGACCATCGAGGTCTTTAAGGTCGGGGGGGCCAAGGCCGCCGGCCGATGAACTTTACCAAAACAAAACCGTCAGAACCCGGCCTCTACTGGGCAACGGACGGTAGAAAGGTGTGCCCTGTCCTGTTGTATGAAGGACAGAGCATCGCCGTAGGGACCAAGATGAAAGTCGTCTTACCGGGAGACGGTTTCCATTATTCGATCAACTCCCCGGTTCTCACCCTTCAGTGGGGTGACAGGGTGGCGGAGGTCAACCGCCTCCCGTTCGGCCTCGTGTCGGGACGTCAAAACACGTCCCGGCCCGCAGAGCCGGTCACCCTCACCGACTGAGGGTGGGCATGTTAGCCGCCGGTCGGCGGCTATGCTAATAATTAAAACCCCACCGGGGCGCACCACATCCCCGGCGGGGTATGGCGCATTCTCCGGTGGGGCTACAATATGTTCCCTTGCAAGAGGGCGCGGTGGGCCGCCGCGCAAGTAAATAAGGCCACCACGCCGGAAAAATATACCCCCACCTGTAAGTCCTGAACCCGCCGTAAGGCAGGCAGGCATGGCAAGGAGGAAAAATGAGTTTAAATTTCAGGTGCGGGTCGTTCACCCGCATAAAGGACCTTTCGGACAAGCGCCGCCTGCCGCGCCTGGGCAAAATCCGCCTGGGCGTGAAGGCGGTTACGGCCTCCGGGAAGGAATACCCCCGAGAGGTAAGTCATTTCATCGTCCCGCCGGAAGTTGCGGCGGTGTACGGCGAAAAACCGACGCAGCTTGATGTCATGTTCCCCATCAACGACATCGAGACGGTCTTTCCCCAGGCCTACAAGTTTTACGGGTCTGGGCGGGGATTGAAGTGCGTTGGGAACGGCGAATCGGCATTGCGTCTCGACGAGAAGACACAGGTGATGTCCGAAAGGGCATGCCCCTGCGAACTTCTTGAGAAGGGCGCGTGCCAGCGCCGGGCGCACCTTCTTGTGATGCTGCCCAACGTTTCTGTCGGCGGCATTTATCAGATCGACATGGGGAGCTACCACTCCATCGTCGATCTGAACTCGGGCCTGGATTATGTCCAAGCCCTTGTTGGGCGCTTCGCCATGGTCCCGTTGATCCTGAAGCGGGTCCCCCGCGAAACCCATGAGGGGGGAAAGAAGGCCGTCCACTATCCGCTCCAGATACTTCTGGCCCAAGCGGATATGAAGACGGTCGAGGCCCTGCGGGATGACAACCGCCGGGTCCTCACGGCGGCGGCCCGCCTCGCCATCGCCCCTCCGAAAGACGGCAACCCTGCCGTCAACGGGGAGGCCGTGGATGAGGTGTTCGACGTAGGGCCGGAGGAATCTGGCGGCGAAGGGGATGCGTCCCCAGATTCGAGCGTCGCATCTGAGGGCGCTACGCCCTGCCCAGAATCGACGCTGCACGCCACACCGGCGGAGGAACCATCTCCTGCGTCGGTGGACGCTACAGTGGCGGCGCCTCCCCCTCCCCCTCCCCCGACGCCTCCTCCCAAGAACGGCGGCAACGGCGATCCCACTGCCTCGGCGGCGCAGCAGGCCGCCATCCTCAAGCTTGCTATGAAGGCGGGCATTGAGGAGGGTGTCGTCCTGGAGAAGATCCGGGGTGTCACCCAGGCCGCCGCAGCCCAAATGATCGTCTCGCTCCAGCGGGGCAATCTGACGGGATTCCGTCAGGCGGCGTAACACAAAAAAGCGGGATGGGGCATGCCACTACCCCGCTTCATTGATACATCTACCGAAGGGCCGCAAGAAGGCTGATAACCTTGCTTGCAGCCCTTTTTTACCACTCCCCCGCCCCACCCGCCTGTAAGTCCTGAACCAGAAATGGCAGGCATGGCAAAGGAGAAAGAGATGGCAAAATTTGCATATCGTCTGGAGTCCCGCCGCGTGCGGGAACCGGACTTTCCTTACACAACGGCGGACAGAATCCTCAGCGCGGAGGCCGCCATCAAATTTGCGCTGTCCATGGAGGATTTGGACATCGAAAAGTTTGTGGTGTTGTACCTCGACGCCAAAAACAAACTGATCGGGATTCACATTTCGCCCGGAACTGCGAACCAGGCATCGGTCTATCCCCGCGAGGTGTTTAAGCACGCCTTGCTGTCCGGGGCGAGCAGCATAGTCCTGGTTCATAATCACCCGTCTGGACATCTCCAACCGTCGGATGAAGATCTCCGGGTAACCAAAACAATCATGGACGCAGCAAAATTGTTTGATGTTTACGTCCATGATCACATCCTGGTAGCCAACGGCGAGGGGATGTCCTTCCGTGAGGAAGGATATATGGCTCCTCCTTAAGCGGGGCCATGCAGGATATGGCAGATGGTTGAGCGAGCAACCATAGCCATCGTTGGCAACACCTTCCCGGTTCGGGAAGAATTGCGGGCGATGGGATGTGAGTGGGACCGACGGGCGCAGCTCTGGTACGCCCCGAAGTCCCAGGCGGAGGCGGCACAGAAGCTTGTGTCGTCTCGGCGTTGCCGGAAGCAGAAGAATCCGGCCGGGCAGCAATCCCTGAAATAAACATAAGCTAAAAGGCCCCGGTGATTACTCGCCAGGGCCTTTTTTATTGTAACAACTAACACGTCAGAAAATCTCGGTTTGTCTGTCGATCCAAACGACTCTTCCGTAAATCGTTACGGAATCAACATCCGTGACCACGGTTTCGTATTTTTTGTTATCGCACATTAGCTTCAACATGCGGTTGGAGCCATACTCAAGCTGCATCCTGCGCACCGCATAGTCCTTGATGTCCTCCAGCACGTATATACCACCTCGGACAGATACCCTATTGTCTCCCCGATGAACTAAGAGATAGTCATTCGATCGTAGGGTCGGGTCCATGCAATCCCCAGTTTTCCTAAGCACCACAAAATCTTCTGGCTTGCCCAATCTGATGAGCCATCCACGCCGAAACATCGGTTTAACGAAGAGATCCCTGTCTTCTTCGGACCATGATGCATCGCTTTCCGCCTTGCTCCTGATGAAAGGCACCTGTACGAATTCCATGAGGTCGTCACCGCGCCGGCGGCGCGGAATAGCCCTCATCTCTTCCTCGGTCATCGGCCCACAGACTTCCGGATATTTTTCCCGCGCCCCCGGAAAGGGTTCGCCCTCTCCTTCAAAGATCCATAGAGGGCTGAAATTATAATGGTTTATCAGAACGCCAACGACCACGCTTTTTACTGTATTCTGGAGCCCCTTACGGTATCGTACCAAGGTGTTCTTATCAACTTTGAGGATGAGCGATAAATCTGAATCGTTGATTCCCTTGTCCAACGCTTCGTCACTCTTGATTGCTTTTATAGCCCACGCAATCCGCTTTATGTGTTCGTTATTATTTATATTACACATATAGTTATCCTCCTGATTTATTTAGATTATACTCGATTTATGAAAAATACGCTCGAATTTTTTATGGACGAAAAATGTCAAATACACCCATCATATATTTGCTGCTGCGTTGACGCACGATGCATGGTCGGCCATGGCAATAAATATAACTTGCAGTTTTTTAGCTTGACATAAATGTAAATTGCGCCTATAGAGAAACCCATGACTGCCTATATAGTACTTCGGATACATGTATGATCGCTCTTTTTAGACCCACATATATCTTATATACATATAAGTCAATAAAGAGAAAGGCCAGTAATACAGGAACAGGAGGATCCCATGGGCGAGCACGAACAACGTACCAAAACAAAAAAAGCGGTGAAACGAGACAAGTCCTGCGACAAGTCGGAACCACCGGAAGGCGACATCTCCGAGCTGGCAGCCAACGTGTTCAATGAAAACATAGCCCTGGTAAAATCCATAGTAAAACGCCTGGAAGGCCTCGACCCTGTAGTTACGTATGATGATTATTTGCAGCAGGCATATCTGGGCACTCACAATGCAGTGCGAAGTTTTCGTGTAACGACCGACGCAAGGTTCCAGACAATCCTGGTTTGGCACATACAGAAGGCTCTCGAGAAACTGATCCCACCCCAGAACCGCCAAGTAATCGTAACCTTCCCGAATGGAGACGAAAAACGCATGTCGTACCAAGCATTTCGCAAAATTAAGCGTGGCCTGCCCGATGGTACGACGTATCAGATCGAGTCTCGATCGGTTTCGTGGGATCTGTTGGAAGGATACGATCTTAACGGCCTTGAGAATGGAACACGTAGCAACGGAAAGAACCGGAGGTCCGAATAATCTATGCAAAAAAAAAGGAAGTAGAAGATTGGGTGCAAGACAAATATCTAAAAATAGAAACATTTTAACATAGAGTTGAGCGCCTGGTTGGGTCATCAAGTCATTCCGCGTCCGTGCGGGATGAGCGATGACCCTGGCCGTCCGTACCGTTCCGGCGATATGGGGCGGTTCGCTCAACCAGACTCAGCCCGATAGCTCACAACGTGTTGTCGGGCTACGTTACCGGCGAATACATAGGCACTCCGGGATGCTTCGCCAGTCCCGGACTCTGCGGCAGGTGGTTAAACAGCACAGACCAGGACAATGAGCAGTGCTGCCTGCATACAAACCGCCGGATAACATTGTCGAGGCGACCATAACCGGGGAAACCCGCGTAACCGGACGGGAAACCGTCCACCAATTCTGAAGGAGAGCATTTGCAGCGCGTTTTCGTAGTGGACACCAACAAGAAACCTTTAGCTCCCTGCCAGCCGGCCAGGGCGAGGATGCTCCTGCGGAAGGGCAAGGCGGCGGTGTATCGCCGTGAACCCTTCACGATCATCCTCAAGCGCGGGATTGAGGAAACCGTACCGCCGGCAGAGTTGCGGATTGATCCAGGAAGCAGGACCACGGGGATCGCCGTGGTGGGGGAGACCCAACGGGGGCGCAAGGTGGTATGGGCGTGCGACCTGCAACACCGGGGGCTGGCCGTCCGGGACGCCCTGACCGCACGGAGATCCTTGAGAAGGACCAGGCGCAATCGAAAGACCCGATACCGTC